CATTCGAGGCACCGTTCCCGCCAACTGTCCCGTTGATGGTTAAACCAACCGAGTTGCTTCCGCCGCAGGTCACGCCTGTTAGTTTTGTCTGGAAGAAATTTGGAGTTGTCTCAACACCGCAAGGAAAATTTCCACCGGCGTAAGAACCGGAATTTATCGCCGTGACGTGGTTAAAAGTGATACCAGTAATTGCAAATGTATTTACGACATTCCATGCACCACCGATGACCCAAACGTTTTTTAGAATGGCTGGGCCGTTGAATATTGTAAGGTTGTGTTGTTCGTTTGTCCCTGTGTCATTTCCAAGACCCCAGAAAATCAAATCGGCATAATAATCCTGCGTGCCGAATGTCCCAGGGTAAGGATTATTCCCAAATAAATAACTTAGATTATTATTGAACAATCCAACTGGTCCGGGGTCTGGGCACCAAATGAAAACCGTCCCGCCATTCTGACAGCCGACGATACCAATGGGATTGGCGCGCGCTGGAACACTCATTACTTGCGTGTTATTCGAATCAATCCAGAGTGCTCCAGTACCACCTGTCGTGGTTTGATTGGGCCCCAATCCGGCGCAAGGAAAAGCAACTGCTGTTCCGGGATTGTTCGCCAGAAAATTCACCATCGTCTGGAGCTTGGCTCCATTTCCCGCACTGCCCCACGCAAAATTATTCATCGTTCCAACGCTATTGCCGTTCGCTGCGACGGAAACCTGCGCATGAGTTGCGTCCCAGACTTCTACGATGGTTCCTTTCGGCACGGCTTTATTGCATTGACCGGGGCTCGGGCCGATACAGTTCTTCGTGCCAAATTCCTGCTTGCCTACGTCACCACCAGAAGTACAGGGGAATGCACCGGGGCAGACGAATGGCGGGTCGGTCGCAGAGATTGTGATACACGTTCCCGCAGGCAGGCCTGTTCCCGCTCCACAAGTCGTTTGTGCTGAGTTGTAGACCGCATCCGTGACCCATTTCGCATCTTGGATGATGCCGAATTGCACGATAGGGTCGATGTAGCTGGTGAAGGCCGTTGCGCCCGTGTAGATGTTTGTGTTCGTGCATTGAATAATGTTAAACGGTGCTACGAATAATTGCAGAGGCGGAGAGCCTGCACCGGGTGTGCAGGTGGCAGGAACAGAGCTTACCTGCGTGAGTCCTGCTCCGGCTGGCCCAACGTCAGTATTTTGCCAACTGTTTGCAGGGCAGGCGTTGCCATTTCCTACTATGCCACAGTACTGGAACGTGGCAACAGTCGTCCCATTAGCTACGCTGTTCAAAGGCGGAGTATTCAGAAAGTTAGCTGGCCAAGCGAAAGCCCTATTTCCGGTACTGTCCTGCGTAAGCGTAAAAACCGCCTCCATGCCAGTGGTGAGTGTTCCAGCCATGACACTGCTCGTAACACTGCAATTTAGATTAACAAAGAAGTCCGTAACGAAGGTTCCGGCCATCGTAAAAGTCATCGAAGAGGCGCAAGTTACTGGAACGTTAGAAGTGACGCCAGCTCCCGCCGAAGATAACGGACTTAACTGCACCCCGACAAATCCCGCCGCGCTAAGCGTATTAAGAGCTATGCCGATAGATTGGCCAGCCGCTGTTGCTGCGCAGTGACCTTGTCCGGCAAGCGTTGGGCTAATGGAAATCGCATTCCCTTGCGTACAAGCGCCATCTACCTGAATCAAAGGGCTGCCCATAACCGAAATCAGGACAGACTGGCCTTGCGAACCGGATGTGATGGCGACTCCAATCGCCCCGGAAGTATCGGCAGTCGCTACAGCCACAACCTGACTGCCAGAAAACTTGACGATTTGCCCACGCGTTACGTTTCCACCGGCAGCCCAATTCTGTGTAATTCCATTGGCAGTCGTTTCAAGATTCAGCGGAGCCTGTGCAATGCAAGGTGAAGCGAACAGCAACAGGGCTAGTAATTTCTTCATTTTTCTCCTCAATCCCACTGCACGAAAAGTTCTCCGGGCGTGCCGGTAACGACAATCTGCAAACCATTGCGGAAAGGAATGGGCGCGATAGGGTCAACCCACCGCACACCAGCCACGACGGGGATAGCTGCCGCACCGATAAGCGTTACCGTACCACCAGCAGCATCAGGCCCGTCTTTGGCTTGAAACGTGTAAGAAGTTCCGGCAGAAACACCTTCGATGTTGCGAATGACACCACTGCCTAATTTAACTTGCACGGTTCCAGCTGCGGAATTAACTGTTGTGACTGGCATATTTCCTCCGAATATCCACAAACTCGCTGACCATGATGGGCTGGATGGCTGGAACGCCTTGCGAGCTTCCACTTCCTACAGCCCCGCCTGTGAAAGTTCCGTCTGTCCAGATGTCCCAAGCAGTGACTTTATCCGTTGTGCCATTCGTATCGCCGCCTGCCGAGCCTTGCACGCAAATAGCTACCTGCAGTTTAGTGAAGTCCTGTGCGGTGGAAAGCGTTTTGCTGTCCGTTATCTGCGACCAATTCCCGCCAAATCCTCCACCTGTGCGTATGCCTATCCAAGATGAACCGCCGTTCGTTGAGTAGGAAACCTGCATCACTCCATCCGTGCCTGTATTGTTTGTCTCAACACCGGCAGTATTTACATTCAAAGACAGGGAAGTATAGGCGCTTGTCGGAGCGGCCCATGAGCTGAAAATCCTTACTTCATAATGCGTTACGCTGATGGAACCTGTAGCCTGAATAGAACTGCTGGTCGATAAACCCGCTGTATCATGGGAATTTGCCATCGAAGAAGAAGTATTATTCGAGCCGGAGCATCCTAGCGTAGTAATCGAACTGCTGGAATCCACCGTGGGGCGTAGAATTTCGTGGCTCTGGCTATAAGCAGAACTTGCGAAAAACAGGAATAGTATTAGCCGTTTCATCTATTGATTTATGCCAATCTGCAGGTTGGAAGCTAGTATCTGCACAAAACTCTCGTTAGTATCGCTCGCATTGTATCTGAGCCGCTTGATTTGGTAATGAAGCGTATTTCCTGCTGCGCAGCTTCCCGCCGCGAGTGAATTGAGCGCTGTGTTTGCCGTGACATTGGCCGCGGAAGTGGGAACAGTTGCCGTAGAAGTCGTATCCGCGTTAAAAGCAGGGTCATCCGCTGAGCCGTCTGCCGTGCAGACAATTGCCGCTCCCAGCACCACGTTCGAAGTTGCTACCGGAGCGAGAGGAACCGTCCACTTAAGTGAGGCATTGATGGCCTTCGTGGAATCAAAGAAGGTCGGAAGCGCCACGGTCTTTTGTGCGATAGCCGAGCCTGCATTCGTAGCTTTGAAGGTCACGATAGCAGCCGCCCATGCCTGCGAACTTCCCAGTGTGAAAGTTCCCTGTTGAGTGGAAATTGCCTGCTGAATGATTCCAGCGTCATCTACCTGTACCGTAGTGGAATTGTTCAGCACTATATGGTCGGTGTAGCCGCCAACATTCGTCACGAGCGTTGGCGCTGCAAGGTCTCCCGCCGCTATGAAAACAAGCTCCGTATTCTGTGCCGTGGAAGCCGTTGTGCCCGTACTGGCTGTCGTGCTCGTGCCGCTGCTAGAGGCCGAAACGTCGGTTGATGTCGAGCTGGGAGCGACGTATTCATGCCACTTAAGAGCCGAGGTTGCAGCACCTGCGAAAGTGCAGGTCAGAGTAGTCCCAGCCGCCTTAGTAGTCGCATTATGAAATACCCAAATATCAAGAGACAAAGCGCCGTTCGTAATGTGCTTTGCTTGAGAGTAGGCATTCGTGGTGTCCGTGCAGCCGGTGATAGTCGTGGTGCCGTTAAAGGCCACAGAGAGCACCAGCATGTCGCCGTTTCCGCCCACCGTGGCAGCTGGATAAGTCGTCGTGACGGTAGTTGTCGCGCTATTTGTGCCGGAGTTCTGCTGGACATGGGTATAAGCAGCCGGAAGTCCAAGAGCGCCCTTCTGTGTGTTTGTTCCGGTGATGCAAACAGGTGTTGGTGCGTTTGCGGCGAAAGAATCAAAGCCCAACCCCGCCGTGGCGTTATTGCACTGACCGCCGATGAAGCTATAGGTTGCTGTTCTCTTGCAGGTGATTCCAGTTTGTGTGCAGTCGAGAACGTTCAAGCCTCCGGCATTGGGCGACATCACGAAAGAGGCATTGGCCAATGGGTCGGGAATCGTATAAGTCTGACCGGGATTTGCCGGATTCGTCGTCACGAGCAAGGGCTTGTTCGTTGCCGTGTTGAGCGTGGCGGAAGGGTCAATCGCGGAAACTGGCCCGATAAAATGATTTGCGGCAAGCGGCCCGATAATGGTTTGCAAAACCGCACCGGGAGGCGCAAGCAGAACGGAAAGAGAGGCCGTAGAGAGCAAACCTTTTTCGCTGATACCATCAATCGAATAGAGTTGCGAACCGGAAGCGCAGTTATTGCCCGTCACGCCGCCGTTCACCCAGACCTGAACGCGGTAGGTCGCTGCTTGCACCCAGATTTGCGCTTCACCATTTGAATCCAAGATGACCGGATTTTGATTTGGCGTTGTGCCCGTCGAATCCGTGAAAGTTTGAAGGGGCGTGGAAGTGCCCGTGATATATGTGAAAACGCACCCACCTGAGTTTGGCAGCCCGCCAGCAGTGAAACTCCTGAACTTTGGTACCGGGATGGGCGCAACCGCTGTTTGGCCACTAGCGCTATGGACAAAGCCAAAAACGAGGAGTAGCGTAAGCCCTATGTTGACCGCAATCCTCTTAAGCTGTGGCGCGTATCTCATTGTTCGTCACCTTGTTCGCTGGTTTGACCAGCGGGAGGCAGATTCTTTGCGGCGTTCCCGAGAAGCGCGGAATACTTTGCGAGCCGGGCGTTAGCCTGTCCCACCGGAACGCCTTTTCTGCCCATTGCAATCGCTAGCTTGGATTTAATAATCGGGTCATCCACGATTGCTTTCAAAACTCCAGCCGCCGCCGAGAGTCCCGTACTTCCTGTGGCCGCTTTCACGCCAGAAGCAGCTAGCGGCGTTCCAATTCCCATCATTTGATGGTTTCCAATCCGATTAACAGCCCGTTCAAGAGCTTGGTCAAGTCCGATTAACTGCGATTCGCGGGCGTTGAGGTCGCCAATTTCAGGAATCTGGGCTGCAAGCTCCTCTTTTAGTCCGCGAGCCAGTGCCTTTTGCGATTCAATGCTGGCCGAGCTGAGTTTCCCGTAGGATTTGCTGATTTGCTGATAGGTTCCCTGTTTCATTGCTTGTGCAGTATCGGCGGGAATCTCGTTAGGCTGTCCTTTGAGAAATTCATTGCCAATTTTTCCAACTGTGGCCAAATCTTTTGCAGGCGTGACCTGATTTGCGAAAGTGTCGGCTGTATCGCCAAGCCGAGAAGCCACGGCAAACTTTTTCACTGTCACGCCTTTGCCTGCTCCAGCTTTAATCTTCGAAGCAATGTCGTTATTGATTGACTCTATCAGGCCAGTTAGTTTCTCCTGCCCCGATGCACTGACAGGAATCCCTTCTGCGATGCCCGTCTTGAGAATGTTGTTCACTTTCCAGTCTGGTAAAGTCGTGGAAGGCTTGAGTGCGCTCTTATAGAGAGTTTTTGGCACTGATTCAGGCAGAACTTTTCCCGCAACTTCAGCGAGCGAGGAAACTGGCTTTGTAGCTTTGACTCCAGCCGCCCCTCCGGCCACTTCCGCGCCACCCTGCAATCTCTGTCTCCATGCTTCCGGGGTATTCTCCGTCCCTGCCTGATAGATGTCTTTCGCTCCCGCCGCTGTCGTCGCCGCCGAAACGCCACCAGTAAATACCCGTGCCAACGTTCCAATTGCGCCGGGTGCCTTCGTCAACGCTCCGCCGATAGCCGTACCGATGCCGAGCGGGGAAGTCTGCCCCGCTCCCAAGTCAGAAGTGTCTTTTGCTGAGCCAGCGATGAAAGTCTTAAGAGCTTCCTTCGTCGGAGAATCGCCCAAGTGCATCTTGGCTTTTGTGTCGAAATCGTTTGAGCCGGGAATGTAAGGCTCGCCAAATAATTTCTCAAAAGCCATACCCCGAACAATGTCAGCGGTCTTCATGCCTTCGGGCAAATGCTTGTCGGCCACCGGAGTGTTAATCCAGTTCCACGCCTTTTTGAGCATGCCCGGTTCTTCTTTTGGAGCCGATTGCTCCAAATCAGCCTGAGTAAACTGCCCTTTCGGCTTGTCAACATCCGCGAGAGTGAATGCGCCAGTGCTCATTCTGCGTCAAAGCTCCCATCTGGATGCACGGCGGTGACTTTCATGGTCTTGCCTTTGATAGTCACTGATTGCCCCACCTTCATGCCGCCCTGTTCTCCGAAATTTGGCTTGCCTTGCCGCCCTGCTTCATATTGCTGCTTGAGCGCATCACGCTTCGAGTTCATTAAACGGATAGCGTTTGCGATTGCTCCTTTGAGTTGCGAAGGGGAGTTGGCCGCATCGAATGGAGTCTGCACTTCCTTAATTTCCGCATCCGTAGCCTGCCCGCCCTTGAAAACTTTGCTGATTTCTCCCGATAGCGCCGACTTGATGACATTGAAGTTTGTTGTCTTATCGCTGCCGAACTGGAAACCTAGCTCATTCGCCACTTTGTTGTAGGGCCGCAAGTCTCCGTTCTCCAGCTTGCTGGCCGCTTCCTGTAATTGCTTCGAGTGCTCAATAGCGGTATTGAAAGCCGTGAGATTTTTGGCTGCATCACCAGAAGTGAAGTTTTCTTGCACCTTCTTTTCAACACCATAAGTTGCTTGGCTGTATTCAGGATATTTCTTGCTCACTGCCGCCATGAACGCCGCTTTTGCCGATGGAGGCATGCGCGAAGTGGCTGTCGCAAGGTCAACCCTGCCCTGCCCAACCATATCCACCATCGGGTCGCCTGCCGCACCTCCCATTCCACCTTGCAAGAGCATTGTCGGTGCATGCTCCGATTTCCAGCGAGCAAATTCCAGTGGAGTAGATTTGTATCCTTTCGGCGTATCTTTCAAAAAAGATTGCAGTTCCGCCTTCGTTGGGTCTTCGAGCGCTCCACCCGGCATTTCGGCCTGCATCCTCTTGGCCTCTGTCTGGGCCTTCAATTCCGCCGCCGCCGTATCGCGCTTCTTGAGTTCCGTATCAATCTGGTCTTTGGTGCTCATCGCCGCAGCGGCATGCATTTTTACATTGTCCAAATCAAAAGGCTGTGCCGCTTCTCCTGCGGAGACAACGCCTTGATTTTGCAGTTCTTTCATTTTCAGGGCATAGGCTTGCGGCTGAAGTTCCGGCGCAACGCCAAGCACTGCCTGCGCAGCGGCCCCTACCATATCGTTGTGCGATTTGAGATTGGCCAGCTTGTCTTTGTCGAGCTGTGTGAGTTTAGTCTTCTGCTCAATGCTGGCGTTCTTGAGCTGCAAAAGAGTTTGCGGGTTGACGCCCTGCTTGCTCGCTTTATCAATCGTCTGGTCGAGGTCACCATTTGCATCAACGAACGCCTGCCTGATTTTCTTCTGGTCTTCAAGCTGCATCTGTTGCATCTGAAGAGTGTTTTGCTGTTCCTGCAATTGCCCTTGCTGGAGTTTTCCGGCTGTAGCGAGATTCTTGAGCTGCATCACCCCGCCCAACTGTTCGATAGGAGATTCAGGCTGTTTGACGGCCAGAGCCGCGAGTGGAAAGTTTCCCATTAGCCAATGACTCCCATGTTCTTTAAAAGCATGAGCTGCGAAATATTGTTAGTCCCGCCAGTAATGGCGTTTGCCACACCCGCATAACCAGAAGCCCTTGCTGCGCCCGCCGCCATCAATGAATTACCTACCTGCTGGCCTTCCATGCCGTAGATATTTGCCACGGTGTTTCCCGTCTGGCCAAGATTCGCGTTCAATTGATTTGCGGCAACCTGTCCACCACCTGCGAGAGAAGAAAGCCTATTGAATTTATTAGCTTGGTTTGTCTCAAACTGGTTGTAGCGCGTCGAATACTCGTTGTACGCGCGATTGTAGACGTTCTGGTACTCATTAGAGGCATAATCCTGCGAATACTGGGCAATTTGTTTTGCTGTTCCGGTTGAGAGAAGCCCGCCTCTGGCCGCTGCGCTATTCTGGAGAGCCTTGTTTCCTTCATTCAGCCGGAATTGATAGCCGGGGTCGTTCTGCTCCGTCGCTCCCGTTGGAGCCTGAAATTGTTCCGTCCAATCAGGGAATCCGCCGCCACTAACGAGCTTAGAAAGTTGTGTTTCCGCCGCTCCGCCTGCCTGCAACCACGGAGCTGCGTTTTTCTGCTGAAGGGCAGACTGGTCTTTCTGGAACTGCAGCGATGCCATTGCATCTTGATGCTGAAGTTGGGCGGCACTGTCCGCAGCTTTAGCCTGCGCGCCAGCGGCTTTCGCGGAGCCTACTGCCCCCGCTACCGCTCCGACCGCTCCCATGACTCCAAGTGCAATTACTGGCATAAATCCTTTTCCCACACCGTCACTTTACACTGTTTGTATCCGAGCCGCTCCAGATAATTCTCCACATCCCCATGTTCTGCGTAGGCAAAAATCTTCTTTAGGCCTATGCCTTTTGCCTCGTCTTCCATCCTGCGCATCAAACGGTAGCCCGTCAATCCTTTGCGGTAATCCTCATGTACCCACGTTCCTTCAATGTGCGCCGGGCAAATCAAAAGCATCCTTCCCACGATAGAGCATTCATCCTCCGCCACCAGAGCTATACTGCTCGCCGGGTCTGGCTGCGTGCCATCTTCGACATGCGCCAGAATGTCGTACTCGGATGCTTCGAGTTTGTGTATCGTCGTCACTGCCGGAAATAACTCCCCGCCGTATTTGGAACGACTACCGGAGAAATTCCGCCGTTAGGCTGCAGCTGATTCACCGTGCTCCCATCCGCCGCGTGCCAGCCCATGGATGTCGGTGGATTGACGAAAGGCACTGTAAAGCCTCCGCCAAAATCTCCCGGCCCCCAGCCCCAACTTGAACCGCTCCATTGCAAAAGATGGTTGTAATCCGTCACGTTCACAAGAAAACCCGCATCGGTTGAGGTCAAATCGGAAGGCAACGCAGCCAGAACCGCGCTAAAAACTCCCGCCACATACTGCCAAGTCGAGCCATTGGAGATATAAAGCACGTTCCTGTCAGTCTCGAAGAAAAGCGTGCCAATACTGACGTTTTGCGGATTGAGTTTCGTCCTGCTCGCGTGACCGGTGAAGAAAAACTGCGGGGCATTGATGCGGAATTGCTCCAATGTCTGAAAAAACTTCACCCACGGCCAAACAAACAGCTCCGTAGCATCAAGAGGTTTGGTCCTGAAAATTCCAAGCTGGCTGACATCCTGAACCGGAAGTGGGCGCGTGCTCATGCCGATTTCCTCAACATATGCGGCAGTCTCTCACTGGCTGTCTGATTTGAACCTCTTACGTAAGCATCCACGATGCGAAACGGTGTGGCTTCGGAGAAAGTAATCTCAAAAGTACGGACACGCGACCGTCCCAACCGTCTCCAAACCACCCTCTGCTTGGTCTGGCCTTGAAAACCAACAGAAGCCGATTGCGCATTGCTCCATGTCTTACCACTGTCATCCGAAAAGCGCATAAAGACTTTTGGCGTCTGTACGATGTTGTTCATGGCGTGAGTTGCATCGTCCGAAGCCCATCCCTGTCCTACGTCCATGTCGAGTTCCAGCTGAGAATATCGCTGCCACTGCATTTCATTGGCGATATGCGGCGCTCTACGCAGCCGGATGATATTCGTTCCGTTGTTGTCGAAGAAATTAATGCTCTGCCAGAAGAGTTTCCCGCTTCCCCAATCTCCGACAATGTGAATGCCAAAGGCAAAAGCATGGTTCCAACTAGGATGCCCTTGTGCGATTCCTGTTGTGGTGTTTAGAAAGTCTCGCTCGTGCCAAAGGCTTGTTGCCGTGTCATAAATCCACGTTGCGCCCAGAAAATTGTTGGCCGAAGGGAAGAAAATCACCCAGAAAGCATGGCCCTGGTCTTGATAGGAATAACTCACACAATCAGAAATCTTTGGATAACCCTGCCAGGCAAATTCAATCGCATGCGTGCTGATTCTTTGGGCTGAATATCCCGTCGCTCGCCAGGCCATCGCGTTTCCACGGTCGTCTCCGCCTACCCAGAGCATGGAATTATCGAGAAGTGCCGGGCCAAACGTCGAGCCGGAGCCTTGTTCAAGGTATCCGCCTGGTGCCACATCGAAAACGGAGAGCGAACCGCTTGAAAAATAGACTACGGATTTCTTTCTGCCGAGGAGCCAAACTTCCCGGTGGTCTACAATCATGCTCACTATATTATCGGGGTAGACGCTGACGACGATTTGCCCGTTCTGGTCCCAATTTCGTCCATCTAGGACATCAGAAATGCAAACCGTCTGTGAATTAGCGATAAGAGCAAGGAAAAAGGAATCGCAGAACGCCACTTGGATGACCGGAGCATTGCCAGAAGGCAGCGTAAAAGAGCTGATGGGGACTTGTACGAACGTCCCCGCTGCAACCGGCAGAAGCGTAACGCTATCCGTCATTGTGGCGAGGTAATAGACGTAGACGAACCCGCCGGAAGCGATGAGAAGTTGCGTTTCGTTCGCCGCCATCGAAGCTGGCAGAAAATCATTCACGATGGGCGTGGCGGGATTCAGGACATTCATTGCAAGCGAGACAAAAGAGCCATGAATATCCAGTGTGGCGATGCCTTCATAGAGCTTCGTTCCCGCTACAATGAAGTGACGGCCATTAAATTCAAGCTGAGCGCGAGGAGCGGCTTCAAGCGTGGTAAGAAGTTTCAGGCCGGGCGTAGGATAGAGCGCCATTTTGCTCTTGCCGTCTCCTGATTCGTTGATTTCTGGATAAAGGTTCACGCTGCGCTGGCAATCAAATGCCACCGCTTGGCTGGTGTATGAGCCTCCGCAAAAGTCGAAGCGTGCCATTTAGTGAGTAATCCAGGTATCGGAAAGCCAGTTATAAATCATCCCCCGCGGCCCCACCAGTTCGCTCGGCAAACGTGATTCAACGAGCGGCGCGTTCATGCTCTTCAGCTTGGCGATAGAGAGTTGTGCTTGCGCCGCCACGACTGCCGGAACCTCCACTCCAAACTCAGGAGCCAAATCCACGGCCAGGGAATAACGAATTGCTTTCGCATAGCCCGGTGGGAAGGTCACGTTCGTCGTGAGGTCTGGGAACGTGTTGAGCGCCTGCCAGCCATAAATCCGCACGTTGTCCACGATGCTAGGCAGCGGCCAGAAGCTCAGATTCCTGAGAGGAAAAGAGCCATCGTCATAGACCTGTGTCGGGAGCGTCGAGGAGATGAGTTTTACCGGAATTGCCTGCCAGCCCGCGTCGGTAAGCATTTCAAGGGGGAGTTCGAGTGGTTGAGCGGGATTGAGCAGCGAGACGATGCTCATGCGCTCAATCTTGGCGGGTCGCGCGGTATTGAAATTCCCGCCGACTCCCAGCGTATAGGTCTGCTGACCTGGAACGAGCGGAAACTCTGCGATGTTGATGGTGAAGATATTGAGTCGTTCCGCTTGCCAGCTATCCATCATCTGCTGGGCAATCAGAAGCGCGTCAGAGGATTCCGCTGCTGATGGAACTTCACCGCTCGCCAAAACACCGATGAGCCGCAAAGCGCTGTTTATCAAATCTCCGCCGTTGATAGCAGGCTCCCATTACTTCAAATCAGCGGGGCTATCCACCCATTCTGGCCCCAATTGCTTCTCTTCCTTCGCGTTCTTGACGGCCACGGTCACATAGGGATGAAATTCCACCTGCCTTTGTGCCTGTCCGTCGCGCATCACAATCTTCTCGTAAGCAGGGCTTTTTACGTCGCCTTGCTCTGAAGCCTTGTACTTCACCTTCGGATAGTTTGGGTCAAACTTGTTGAGTTCCGGTGCTACTGCTTGTTCCATCAGATAATCCTTTCTACGAGAACTGAAAACGCTACAACGCCTGCGCCAGCCGAAGCCGCTGTCGGTGTCACTGTCAAAGCCGTTGCGCCGGTAGAGCGAAACATGAAAGAGCCTGACTGTGTTGCTCCCGCCGTCATAGTGGAACTGGTACTGACCGTTGGAGTCTGAGCCTGCTTGTCATCCGTATAGCCAATCGTGAAGAGCCAGCTCGTCGCCACGGTAATCGTGGTGGTCACTACCGCTGCCGTGGTCACGCGATACGTTCCAGCCGGATGCGAAGCAGGCAATAGCGTAATCGCAGCAAATGCCGTTGCAGAAGCAGCGGCATTCGCATTCGTCGCCACGATGTCCGGCGTTGCCGCCATCGCATTGTTCAGCGCATTCACCGAATCCGCATCGAACACGCCAACTTTCGTCAATACCGGAAATCCAGGCATTGGTGCCTCCTAAAATTTGGGCGTTGTTGCTTGCGGTGCCGTCTGGTTAGGAAGAGGTGCGCTGCATACGCCCGGATGCAGTTCTTCCCGCAAGCAACAACAGCAATTACGTTAAAACAACCACGCCCGCAGAAGCGCCGTTGGACATGACGTGATACACAAGGTTGCAAACCCTGAGCGTCAGTCCTGCGCCCCTAAAAGCCGGGAAAGTGGCCGTGGTTTTGAGCGCCGTACCATTTGCCAGCAAGGAAGTCGCTGTCAAGGTATGGGCGTTCGTAGTGTCAGACCAGATTTGGATGATGTTGCCTTCCTGTGCCGCCGTGGGAGCCGCAAGCGTCATAGCATCAACGCCAGCAGTCTTGACGACGTAGAAGCCTGCAACACCAGCCGGAATCGCATCGGCTGAGCCAGAAAGGAAAATCGCTGGCCAGTTGATTGCGCCTTCAGTTTGCTTCACAGTCATGGACGAGCCGAGCCATTCGCCAATAGCGGCGAAGTCGCCCGGCAGGCCAATCTGCACCTGCGCTCCGTTGACGTGAGCGGCTTGTCCTGTTCCGTTCTGCCCGCGCAGAACGTTGATGACGGTACCCGAGACGCCCATGACCAGCATGAATTCCTGGTCAACAAGGAGCCAAGTGATACCCGTCCCAGCCGTGAAGTTGGGTGCAGTGATTCCCGTAGCCGAAGCCACGGTCACTGTGAGGTCAGTCAAGCCGCAAGCTGCTGATAGTGTAGTCGCTGTGATAGCCATCGGTTAGCTCGCTACTCTGCATGCCAGTTCGGCATACAACGTTGTCCAGCCATACAAAACGTCAATACGGGTGGGGAAACGGTCAGTGTTGATGTCGTAGGCCCGAACGAGGCGAATCGAAAGCCCGACTTGTTTGTCGGAAACTCTCGCTGCCATGTCCACGCCGCCAGGCAAAGGCAGGTCAGCGCATCCGAGAGCGAACGCATCCTTGTGGAATGCGAGGCCCTGCGGAGATGCTGTCGAGGCCGCGCCCAGCACGTTGATGGAAGCGCCGTTGCCCGGAGCCGCCGTAACGTTCTGGAAAGGCCCAGTCGTCACGATAGCCGGGGAAATCGGAATCGTTACCGCGCCGCCGCCCGAAGAGTTCTGGTCTGCCAAGACGGTAAACTGTCTCAGTGCGCCAGTAGACTGCTTCGATTGCGGGTTGACGGCAAAAACGCCGGTTGCGCCGGAACCAATCGTGAAGACATTTCCCTTTTTGAGGATGCCCGTAATGGAGTTGGACCAGGCCTGCGTGATGAGAGAGGCACCGGTCTGTCCAGCACCGTTGACTGTTGGCGTGCCGCCCAAAAGGCCGACAGTATTGATGCCAACGTTCTGGTCCATGCTCCACTTGAAGCCGATGCTGCGCCCCATCGTGCCTTCCTCATACTGCCGCCCAATTTCAGTGGATTCCTGAAAAAGGCCCTTGAGGGTGTCAACGATAGTCGCCTGCATGGCCGGAGAAATGACCAAGCTGCGCAGATTGTCGCGCGGAGCCGCTTCCTCATCGAGCCGCTGACCAGCCTGCAAATAGGTCAAAAGCGCGTTGGGAACCGTGCCCGGCGTGCCAATCGTATTGTAAACGTTCAAATACTGCTGGAGGCCATCGAAGTCAATCTGGTTCGCTACGTTCGCAATTGCCGGGCGAATGAAGCGCTCCTTGAAGTCATCAATAGACAGCGCCAAATCCTGTGACGTGAAAGCAATATCCACGCCGCGCTGTGTATTGAGCGTCAAGGGTACCTGAGTTTCTGTTGCGTCTTCGATGGAGAGGCCCTGACCTGTGCGGCCAGAGTAACGGGCCGGTTTGCGGATATTGAGAACGGTCCCAATCTTCGCGCCTGCCCGGCCAAATGAATCGTCGAAATCTCTCCGCACTTGCTTCGTGAAAACTAAGTTGTTCTCAAGAATGCGGAGCGTTTCACGAGTGATTTGGCTGATGGTAAGAAGTGTATTTGCCAAACGAAAAGCTCCTTTCGAGTGAGATGTGGTCTACTGCCCACCATCCCCATTCGGAGGAGCTGTTACAGCCTTATTCAGGCCAAGGGTGTTGCTTAATTGTTCTCACTCTACCCAGTTAGTGAGGTTTCAACCTTTTAGGGCTGAGGTTTTTCTAGGCTACTTTCTCCTTTTTTAGCCTATCAATCTCTTCCCTCAATTGACGATTTACTTTTATGAGGGCGTCAAATCTCTTGGAGAGCGAACCACTTTGCGCATTAAAAGGTTTTTCTGGCTCGCTCATCAAATGAACATTGGAATGTGAATCTTTTTCGATGTTCGAGAAGTTTTCTGCGATTTCTATTTGTGCTGCGGCCATTTCTCTAATGATAGCTTTAATATGAGAAGCCGTGAAAGTAAACCATTCTCCATTGATTCTGTGGGAAGCATACTTCTCATGGAGAAGCCGTTCTGTTTCGTGGTGATTTTCGGCTTTCCATACCGCCAGAACCTCAATGCGGAAAGGAAGAAGAATGCCTAATTCGGAAACGCGAATGGCCGCATTGTTGGACTTCCCAATTTTGTACCAATTGAAAGTCCGTGAGCCTATTAGATAGACGTGGCCAGCCATTTATCTCCTGAATCGCGCCTTTTCCTGCTCATCCCGTATCTTCCTGTATTCATCATAGGAAAGATTCGGGTCGTTCAGGTCTCTTGTAGCACGCAATTGTCCACCGCGCAAGGGTGTAATTGGTTTTGGGGCGTTACTGCTCACAATTGGTGCCTTGTCCGGACCTTTTCCGTTGCTTTGGGCGTTTTCTTCCGGCTGCATCTTCTCAAGCCGCGCTGCGATGCGGCCAATCTCCGCTACGGCAAGCACGGGCGGCATTTCCGAGAGTTTTTTCGCGTCTTTTGGATTTGTAGCCAGAAACCAGACCACTGCTGGACCATTTTCAAGCTGTTTAATCGCATTCCCCGCGACAACCGGGATGGAAATCTCCGCGCCGCCCACTACTTCATCCCAATCTTCGTGTTCGGCCTTGAACGCTTCGACGGACTGGCTGTACGTATCCTCAATTTCCTGCAGATAGGCTTTTTCTGCCTGCTTTTCCTCTTCTTGCACTCGACGCGCATCTTTCCAAGCATCCCGCTCCTCAAGCCAGTCTTCCATTTCCGCTGATTTGCCATCCTCAATCTGCTTTTGCGCCCAAGCGTTAAAAGTCGGGAACTTTGCCGTCACTTCCACTGGCACAGCGGGCCGTTCTTCGGCTACTGGAGCGACCTTTGCCGCTTCCAGCGCAGCCAAACGCTCTTCGAGTTGCTTTTTTTCCTTGTAGAGCTTGTCGAATCGTTTCGAGAGGTTCTTTGGAGCGGATTTGTCCTCTTCCTGTTTAGGAGGCTCCTCGTGTTGCTCTTCCGCTCCGCTCTCCACCTGCTCATCGCCGGTCGGTAGTGCCTTCTCTTCCACTACGGCTTCTTCCTGCTTATATCCAGCTGCTTGATTGACCTGCTCCACCGTATCTGTAGTCGAGGCCACTGTCACATCATTGCCCATTTGAACTCGCTTTCTGCGGCGCTGCCGCCTGCAATTCCTGTGCTTGGTCTGCCCCTTGAGCCTGCAAATCCTGCTGATGAGATTGGTCTGATTCCTGCATATCGGCTTCGTGCGCTTGCTGGTCTTTCTGCATGCCTAAATCGTGCGCCGAGCCGTGTAGGTCAGACCACACTTCCTGCACCGTCTTGGCTCGCTGAATTGCCTGCTGAGACATTGTGGTAATCTCTGCCACGGCAATCTTGGTTTCCTTGTCGAGCTTCGCTATTTCGATATTCGCCTGCTGCTTCACCCAATCTGTCTTGATTTTCTCCGTGGCATCGTTGAGCGCCTTTACCAGCAATTCGTGCTGCTTGCCCATTTGGGTGAGTTGATTCTGAGCCTTGATAAGCTGAACTTGCGGGTCTGAATCTTCGCCATCCTGTAACTGCGGAGGCAGGGTCTTTTTGAATCGCTCACTGATTTGTTCTGCGCCCGGCCAATCCATATTCGCCGTCAGAATGTCACCTGCAATCTGCATCGCCTGCGGGTAAGCCTGAATCAAGGCCATGATGCTGGCTACCGATTCCTGTCTCTTCGACTGGTAGGAAGGTCCGACGCTCACCGTCACATCGTACCGGCCTACGCTTAGGTCATAGACCTTTGCAATAGCTGGGCTTTGCGTTTGGGCTAGCCCTTGTGCTGCCGACTGGGAAGAAGCCCCTCCTGCATGAACCACTACATGGTCCACAGATTGGTCAGGATTGAAGATTCTCTGCACTCGCGGTGCATCGTAAATCTTCGGGATAATGTCGATTATCTGTCTGCCAGTGAACCGCATCGCACGGCTCAGATTGTCTGTGAAGTGAAGATTCGATACATCGGACTGCTTCTGGAGCAATTGAACGGCTTTGCCGCTCTGGTCGCTCTTCTGCTGGCCTAGAGATGGGTCATAAACGCCCGTAACGGCCTTCAAATCATCCGAAGCGTTTCGCAGCATCAGATTCATTGCTTGAATGGGAGGTTCATACTGTTGGCGTTGAGGCGGAGGTGCGGCACTACCAGCTACGGTCTGCGGATTGTACTCAAGATAGGGCATGTTGCGAATGTTCGCCATCGCCCATTTGCCCTCTTGTCCTTCAAAGGAGCCGGTCGGCCCGATATAGGGAGCACGAGGAGCTAAAGCAATCGTCTCTGTAGCTGAACTGTGCCAGTAGTTATACATGCGCTGCGGGTCTTTGGCGTCTCTGACGATTCCAGCTAAATGACGTTCTCCATCTATGTCCAAATCGTCGGCCAACACAGGAATGAGCGGTATCCACTGGCCCGGCCATTCCGTCTCTTCCAGAATCTCAATGGCGTTTATCTTGGATTTGATGACTTTGCGGTCTAAAACCGTGCGGCGCTGGAGGATTGTCTCAGTCTGCTGATTCACCTCTTCCGCGAATTTGATTTCGCCAGTCGAAGTCTTGACTAATTCGCGCAATTGCTGCTCGACGTGGTAATACATCGCCACTCGAATCGTATCTTTTGTCGCCCAATCCGGCTCTTGGTCGCCTACGCTCTGAAAATCCACCAAAGAGGCAGCATCGGACTTCGAATAGTCGAGCTTGTACTCCTCAATCGGAATGTCTTCAATCTCAAACGCCCATCCTGCATCTTCATAGCAGGGCTCAACCGCCGAAGGGTCGAAATAGACTCGGAACGGATTCTTGATGCGTCGAATATAGATTTCCTGGTCAAAAGTCTTGGGGATGTAGTCCGTTTCAAGCGCCCAATAGCCGAAACCAATCGTCACAGATGACTCAAAGGCCGTGTCGTAAGCTATCTCCGCATCCGAATTGACTTCAATATGCCTCACACAGCCTTGCAGAATCTCCGCTGTATCGGGGTCTGAACCTGAGCCTACCGGATTGACGTTGATGGAAGGCCTTTGCTGTCTTTGCTCGTTCGTAACTTGCCGGATAATCGGAGGCAGCCTGTTGATGGTAAGACAGGGACGTCCGTCCAATCCCCTCTGCGTCGTAATGTCGTCCGGCCATTGCTCTCCAGCCCTGAATCTGAGGTCGTCAAGAGCTTCTGTGCGGGTCTTTTGCTCTGCCTCTGCTGCCAGCTTGAAGCGGTCCATAGCCAGCCGAAGGAACCGCTTAATGCGGATACGCTCCTGCTCTGCCGGCTCAGGGCTGGATGTTGCGACTACGATGTCTTCAGGCAACGATTGCTCCCACATCACCTTCCTGAATCAAAATCTGCTGGCCTGCTTCCCAATCAGGGAATTTATTGCCTGCTCCAGGCACCAGAACTGTGTCTCCAGGCTTTACCGCCGTCTTGCAGAAATAACCATCACGCCAGACTCCCGGTCCCACCTTGAGTACCTTGCAGAGCGCCGAATCCTGCTGAGTAACATCTGGGATATAAAGCACACCTTTCTTTGTCTCTCGCGGCATGCGCTCGACTAGCAGTCTATCGTGCAGAGGCTCCCAGTTCATCCGTGGTTCCATTTCCGCGCGTTCATCGCAAAGGTAGCGCGTTTCCGCACCGCTGCGCTTGGGCTGTTCTTGGCCTTTGCCAGAGAACTGAGCGGTATCTTCGCGCCCGCCTTGACGCCTAAGTTCTTATGCAATAGCCCGCGATGACTTGCTTTTATCTTTATCACGATTTGCCCCTCAAACTTGAGAGTTTCATGCCCTTGGTGGATGCGAAATCATGCAGCTGCTTGTGGCTCATCTTGAGCACGCCGCGATTCTTCTTGTAGAGCTTGCCGGGAGCATGTTCGGCAATGGCCATAAGCCTGCGTTGCTTTTCGCTAGTGGCTGGCATACGCCTCTTTAAATGCTTCTGCTACTTCTTCGGCTGTTGGCAAGCGGTAAATTTTCCCATTCGTTGGCGATACAAATGTGCCTCTGTGCGCCTTCACTTGTTCTACCAGCCACGGCGTTGCGGCTAGGCTTTTATCCAAAAGAATCCACTTCACGCGCATCAGGACATCCACGTAGTATTCTCCTGCCCCGGATACCGATACTCTGGCTTCTTTGGCGGAGCAGGCGCAGCCACCTTCACCGCAAACGTCATTGCAAGCATGTCTCCGCAGTCTGGTGAGCTAAGGCCGCGCTTTTTCATATCTTCTTTGCGCTCAAGTTGGATTTGCTGCTTGGATGAGAATCCGTATTCAGGCCCGGTAAGGTCTGCTTCCAGCTCGGGGTCATCGGGTATTTCCGCACCAGATTGCAGCCAGCTACGCATCGCTCCCCATACTTCCGCGCGGCGATTAAAGTATGCTGCCGCGTCATTGGCCCCAACCCCGCCATGAAACTCATAAAGCCGTCGAGAGAACCCTCTGTGCGTAAGATGGTCAATAACACCTGCTCCAATTCCGTCTCCATCCACGACTGTCGCATCTGGTTCCTCTTGCCCCATGAATTCAATTACGCGCTCGGCTACCTGCACCGTGTCTAATCCTCGATACTTAGCGAGAATTCGGCATTGCCTGCCTTGACGGACACCGACGACGGTTTGGTCGTCTCCAAACCTTGCAACATCAGCACTAAGGATTTTAGGCACGCTTTCAAATCCGGCAGCGCGGTAAGTTCTTGCTGCTGCGACCACATCTGAAGGGATGAATTGAGAGCTGCCTGCTCGTGGGAATTCTCCCCGAACTCGAACTCGAACGAAATCGCTATCCTCGCCATAGTCCGCTATCCATTTCTCAATTTGCTGCTTATTGGTGCCTTCCACTGTGCGGGAATCAATCTGAAACGTCTTCCAACGATGCTTGAAACGCCCAAAACACTCACGAAACCTACCTGTATTCTGGGTAGGGTTACCGAACGCCAGCCATATAATTTCTGTATCTTCATCCGTTAGTGCGCCTTCGGCTACTTCCCAAACTTTGTCATCTATCGCACTTGCTTCGTCAAAAATCAAGAGAATTCGTCGACGCTCATTGTGCAAGCCAGCAAAACTGTCTGTGTTATGGACGCTCCATGTCGTGAAATCCGCCCGCCATTGCTCTGGTTTGTCGGTCTGTGTGCTACGAATACTGGTCGCATGAACGTCGAACCATTCCGCACCAAGGCTCATTCGTACCCATTTGCTAATTTCCGGTACCGTCTTGGTGGATAACTGCGTACCCGTCCCTGCAGTTATAAGCGCCTTAGCTCTTGAGCAAGTACTTTGCGCCCATGTCGTAATCATCCCCATAAACGCAGACTTGCCAATCCCATGGCCACTCGATACGGCTACTTTGCAGGGCTGATGTCGAGTCTCTGGATTCTGGAGATGGTCGCGGATATAAGCAAGTACTTCTGCCTGCCAAGCACGCGGACCTGTCGAACTAAGTTGGTCTGATTCCCACGGCCAGAACGCCTTTGCGAATGCTAACGGGTCGCGCCGACAGTCGGCTGCCAGCTCCATGAGCATCGTTTCAGGCGTCTCTACTATCACTTTTCCGCTTTCTTTTTGGCCTCAAGCACCTGTTCCAGCGTTAATTTGCCGCTGACATTCATGTCGACCACATCGGCCACTTTGCCCTCTGTGCGCTCTGCCATCTCTCGTAAAAGCAGCACGCTCATCATGCGCCTTGAACGTAGTATAGCCACAATCTCTTCCTCTATCTCTTTTCGATTGTTCTTCTTGCGCAGAACTCGTTCGTAAATCTTAGTGATTTCTAGTTTCTTTGGACGGCCACCAGGATTACCGGATTGGCCCTTCTTGAAAGGTCGACCAATTACTCGCTTAGGCACTGCATTATCGTTGTTCTGAGCGCGGCTGATTGGGTCCATGGCGGTCCACAATCCTTTCACATTGTTCATAGAATTCATCAACGGTGAGGTCTGCCTTCATTACGTTGCAACGATAGCAGCAAGGGACGGCATTTGTGGGAGTATATCCAAGCGTATTGTCTTGCCTGTCCAACCCGGAGCCAGTTTTCCCAACTGGGCAACCGCAATAAGTACAATTCTTGCCTTCGATTAAAGCCCTGTACTCATCCAGCGTGAGGTACATGGGGATTTTACGATGTTTGCACTTTGCTTTGAGCAGGGCATGGCGATAGGAAGTCCTAGCGAAAAAATCCGGATTGACCGTTCTCCACTTTTTGAGGTATGCCGCTCGGCGGGCTTTGTATTCTGGTTTGTTTTTATTACGAAGGAAGTGATTGCGGCCAGCGCGTCTTTTTGCTTCTAGTGAGCGCATTTCGAGTCAGTTATAGCACAGAATGGAGAGAATTCAAGAGGATTTAATGCGTTCGGCCCTAACCCGCTGCCAGCCCTCGCTATTCCAATTATCCCATGCTTCCTTTATGCCTTGACCGTTTCTGAGTAATTGGCTCGCAAGCAAGTCGGGAAGCTGTTCTTGGTTTTGGATTTCGCCGACGAAGGCGTAGATTAAATCCTTATCGTCATGCAGTTGGATTGTCACTCTCACCGCTTCTTCCTCCGCCGCTGTTTGCCGTCAACTCGCTGATTAGATTGACCTTGCTTTGTTTCAGCGCCACACCTATACACCTTTTTTAGTTCTTTGAGAGGAACTTCCTTTATTGGACTAAGAGGAGCGAGTTTTCTTTCGATTGCCGCCAATCTTCCTGAAACCACTATTGCTAGCTCATTGGAATTAGTCGCATAATTCTCAACTCTCGCATTGATATTGCTCTCTATGGCGCTTAGGCGCTCCGCTAGCCCTGCTACATTCTCGTTTGCTGCTTCTGTGTAACCACGAATGAATTGAACTTCCTTGTTCAGCCCTTCAAATCCAGCTCGAATCTGTTCGCTGATAGCCGCAAGTTGAGCGTTCCTCGCTGTCACGGCCGAAACGAGTGCCGCTATTTGCGCTTGTAGGCCGCCCTCCTGATTCATTCTGCATAGTGGGCACAGTTCATGCTCTGAATCGTTGTGGCCTATCAGCTCGTGCCCATCCTGGCAAACATGCGCAAATCGCTCGCTCATCCTTCGCGCCCTTTCTGCCCCAACTTTTCTGCCAAGTGTAATGCTAAGAACATTTTAGCGCGACCTCGCATAATGTCCTCTGTTGAGAAATGAAGCACTCGCCAGCCGAGCATCGCGCCTGCATTCCCTTTGTCGTAGTCCCGCTGAATCCCTTTGCCGCTCGAATGACCACCCTTGCGCCATATCTGCCCGCATATCTCAATCCCGATGTTGAGCGGCTCGCCATCCTTGAAAATCGCGAAGTCCCATTTCCATCCGCGTATCGGATGGAACTTCACTTCCTGCTGCCAGCCAAGCCGTAGCTCGAAAAGGTGTTTCTTGAAAAGCGTGTGGCTCTCCGGCTCGCTCTTCCTGCCGCCTGTCGCTCGTTTGCTCATGGCCTGCCCGCTAACGCGCGAAGTGCTACAGATACATCGCTAGCGCGTTCTGCCAAATTGAATAGTTTTGCGGTATAAACGCAATCCTCACATCCACATGAAGTTGGGTGCGATTGTTCTTCGAATGTGGCCAGTAACTCTTCGAGAGGAAGCGTAATCTGCTGCCCCCCAACCGTTCCTTTTGCGAATAGCCTGCGAGCTTCTCGTACGATGCTTTCTATACGTTCCCTATGGCTCATGCTTCCACCCGAACATACTGCTTTTCAATGTCGAAGCCTAGTCTTTTCAATAGCTTGCGGCTTGGCGTAACGTCCTCATTCTTGACCATATAAAGATATTGAGGAGTCACTTTGAATCGCTTGGCGAGCGCCGGAACACCCCCGGCATCGGTAATTGCCTTGTCGAGCATGTCCAGTACTTCGCTTATCTCTACGACTGCCATGCTCGGATTGTCTCAAGGAAACTATTTTGTGTCAAGTTAAATTTTTTACTTGACAAGGTTTCTGACTTGTGCGATACTTTCGATATTGGAATCAAGCAGTCAGCAGCGTAGGGCAGAAGGGGTACGGAGAGAGAAAAATGCAACGCCAACTAAATGAAATCGGCCACGATTACGTCAGCATTGGAATTTATCTCAACGATGTAAATCCAGATTCTCTGTGGGTGCATGCCGTAGAGCGCAACACGACTATCTACGATGGTAAGCCGTGGACTTCGACGCAGTCCGTCCCTTTGCAGTTTGCTCGCATAGGACAGAACCAGCTTATGAATCTCTTTGCCGAGCACGTCGCTGAATACGCTCGCATCTCGGAGGGACTATGAGGCTCGAACAACTCGCCATTGCCGAACAGAACGCTTGGCTCCGCTATCAGGAAGCGCAGAAAGTGGCCGACCAGCTCAATGCTGAGTGGTCTGTGGCGTTTGCAGCCTACCGGGATGAGTTTAACGCCACGCCCATTACGGCCTGCGACTGGTTGAGGCGCGAGGGCATAGCCATGTTTGGAGAGGTGAACTGATGCTCGGCAATGAACCAAGAACGCTTGAGCAGGCGCAGAAATATCGCTACACGCAATGGGCCGGCAACCCAAAAGGAAATACTTATCGCCCCGAACGTTGTGCGA